ATACTGGTTTGGAACACCGGAGCGGGGATTTTATCTAAAAACGTTTCTATCTTATTCAAAGCCGGGCCCTGCACCTGTTCCGCAAACTGCCTGCCCATTCGGAGGCCTTCGTGGACCTTGGGGGAAGAAAAAACCTGGGAAGCTGCATAACCTGCTGGATTACTTAAAACCTGAGCGCCGTTTTTGAAAGCTTTTGAAGCTACTTCGAAGATTTTGTTTTTAGCACTTTGTATAATTCTAGGATCCATAACATAACATTTTAGGCAAAAGGATTTGAATATTCATCGTCTCGGCGCCTGTTTGTAATTTGACCCGTTAACGCCAGAGGGGTAGATTTCTTATTCGCAACAAACGAACTAAACGGATCGGCGTTGTACTGGGTGGCGTTTGTTAAGTTATTAACCGAATTTGTCGAACCCAGCACCTTGGAAGCGTAGCTATCCAGTTGTCCCGATGCCTGTGCTTGGTAGAGCTGGAGTTGCTTGGTGAACAAATCGTTCTGTTGAGAGATTTGCAAAACTTGGTTTCGTAGGGTCTGAAGTGCGGTGATTTTCGCCTCGGCCCTGGCCTGACCAATCATGGCCCGGTTTGACTGAATCGAGAGAAGTTTTTGGTTGAATTCACTGGTGGCAGTGGCGATTCCTTGTTCTTTATTTTTGATTAATGAAAAAAGTTCCGTGTCGAAATTCTGCCTTGTCTGTTGACGTTGAGTTTCTATTTCGTGCTGGATGTCGGTGGCTTGTCGTCCTGTTTTTCCAAACTGAGCAGCCTGTTCCCGTGCCAGGATTTCAGACATGGCACCACCTGCACTGGATGAACCACCGAATCTTTGGTTGGCTCCCATGGCTCGTTCACTGAACATACGACGGGCTGACTCAAGGGCATTTTCTTTTTTCTTTTGATTCTCTGTGCCCCTCTGGTCGTAAACCGTGTTGGCGCCAGCCAGCTGGTCATTTAATTTTCTCTCGTTCAGCTGATGTTGCCCTTCAATTTGGCTAGTCACCGACGGGAAGTCATTTCTTAGATTCTGTTCCGCAGAGTTTAAGTAACTTTCTGAAGCAGAATACGCTTCGTCAATTAAACGGTTTTGGTCTGAGGTGTCAGAGTACCCGCCGTTGCCTGCTGAATCCCCCCCACTGGAGGTACTCGTGTTAACAGGGTTCCCGCCACCACCACTTGAGGCCCGCTGTTGGGGCTGTGCTTGCTGCCGTTGCGCTGCCTTTTGATACGTGTTGGCGACAGGGGAGAAGTTATTTGTATTCTGGGAATAGTTTTGAGGTTGAGGATACGAGACACCCTGAACCTGTCCTGTGTTAACGCTAGCCTGAGGGGCTGCAGGCTTTCCGTAGCCGTAGGCTATTCTTTCAGAAAAACCCATTTCAGGTAATCTAAGTGCCTGTCCAAGGGCGCCGATTCCTGCGTTGATTAAGTGTTGTTTGAAAGCCATGAAGGGATTGTAGTTCTGGTCCTGGAGAGGTTATCAAGGGGTTATCAAGAGGTTATGACAAACAGCGGGAAAGCCCACTTCTTTAGAGGTGGGATGAAAGCGTCTACTTGTGAACACTTACAGAATGTTGTATAATATCTGTAAGATGTTAAAAGCATACAAGTATCGTATCTTCCCCAGTACAGAGCAACAAGAAAAGCTGTCTCAACAGTTTGGTTGTGTCAGATATGTCTATAACTTTGGTCTTGATATGAAGATTAAGGAATATGAAACAACTAAAAAAACCCTGTCCTGTTTTGATTTAACAAAGATGATGACGGAATTAAAAAAAGAAAAAGAATGGTTGAGAGAGGCGGATAGTCAAGTTCTACAAATGTCGTTAAGAAATCTTGACAATGCGTTCACCGCTTTTTTCAGGAAACAAAACAGGTTTCCTAAATTCAAAAGCAAGCATAATAGTAACCAGTCATGCACCTACCCACAAAGAGTAAAGATTGATTTTGACAAATCAGAAATGTATCTACCTAAAGTCGGTATGGTAGCTATACCAGAGGATAGGAAATATGACGGTAAAACGAAGAGCGTTACCGTAAGCAGGACGGCAACCAATAAATATTTTGCCAGCGTACTCGTGGATGACGGACTAGAAATGCCCGTCAAAGAAAAGATAACCGAGAGTGGAACAGTTGGAGTGGATGTTGGATTAAAACATTTTGCCACCATAAGTAGTGGGGAAAAGATTGACAACCCCAGATGTTTTGTAAATTCTCAAAAAAGATTAGCGGTTAAACAAAGACAACTAAGTAGGAAAATGAAAGGGGGTGTAAAAAGACAACAGGCTAAGTTGGAAGTAGCAAAGGTTTACGAGAAAATAACAAATCAAAGGTCGGACTTTCTCCACAAAATCAGTCGAAGGCTGATAAGCGAAAATCAAGCAGTGGCGATGGAAGACCTAAATATTGCAGGAATGGTTAAAAATCATTGTCTTGCAAAAGGAATAAGCGATGTGTCGTGGGGATTGTTCTTTCAATACCTAAACTACAAAGCAGATTGGTACGGAAAGACCGTCCTAAAAATAGGCAGGTTTGAACCATCAAGTAAAATCTGTAATGTGTGTGGAGAAACCAATCACAAACTCACGCTTGCAGATAGAGAATGGAAGTGTGTGTGTGGGGTAACCCACGATAGAGACATTAACGCAAGTCTTAATATCAAAAAGTTTGCGTTGCTCGGATTAAAGGACATTGAGCCGAGGATAAATAAACTTGCTCTGAGCGGTGTGCAATAGCACGAGCTATGAAGAGTGAGAACCCCACTGGCTTTAGCCGTGGGAGTATGTCAGAGGCACAGATGTTTAACACTTTTACCAGATTTCAATGGCGACACGGTAGGGGAGTGGTTGCAGGTTTTCCCCCCCGGGGAACTGTAGGTTTCCGTGAAAAAGATGAGGCTTGGAATTGAGTTTTAAAATCTCAGTGTCGGACTTTTGGACAAAAACCACTAGGGCTGGTTTGTGCCTGTGGGTTCTTCTTCTGACTTTCCATATTCCCTAACCTGAGGATCTTCATTTAAATTAAGATAGGTTTTTTCTTCCTCACCTTGACTCTGTAGGCTTTAATCTTGCCTTCTTTGAGCCTGAGATATACCGCGTCACGCCCAATACCCCAATGTTTGGCATACCGGGTGATATTCACTAAAATAACTACTTCGGGATACTCCACACCTAAGGATAACCTGCGGTTTTAATCACTTCAAGATTCCAGGCGGTTAAGGAGTCATTAACGGCTTTAAATGGCGAATTAGGGGGTGTTTTGGGCGTCTTAACTGAGGCTCTGGTTAGTTCCAGAATGGAACATACCGCAGGTTAGTTCCAGAATGGAACATACCGCAGGTTAGTTCCAGAATGGAACATACCGCAGGTTAGTTCCGGTAGACTTAAGAAGACTAATCCTTGATACTCAAACCGTTCTGCGAATTTATTTTAAACAAATCCCTTTTCAATTCCCTTTGGCCACCTTTTTAAACCTTTCAGTTTATCGTCATTACGGACTCTATATACCGCCAGCACGCCTCCAGCATTAGCTAAAACAACGTACTTTTTTTCTTTAAAAGTTGTGATACCTGAATAGTTAGCAGGAATTCGTGTTCCCGGACCTCCCTGTCTAAACATAGCACTTATTGCCCGGAGAACTATTTTTTCGTCTTCTTTATCGCAGTTGTAATATGACATTTATTTAACCTCTGTTTCTAGAACCTTATCACCACGGACAGACTTTGTCAATAGGGAGCTGTCTAACTAGTGAGGTATTACCAACCGTTAACTGTGGTGTGTGTCTGTTTCCTCTGGCTTTGTCGTTAAGATATCCAACAGGGGCAAGCCCTCAACGCCCAAAACTAGGTCTGAATCGCCCGCATAATAGTTTTTTGATGGTGAGATCACCTCCTCTATCATCCCGGTCTGTAATAGCCATTGTAGCGTCGCGGTGTCAGTGGGGTGTTGTCGAGATTAGGGATAATTAAAATGTATAGTTTTCCACTAAGTTGGCAATATTACAAATGGAGATATACCGGAGTAGGTCTTTTTGAAGCTATTAAGTGTTTGAACTAAGCTTATCCTGGCGTGCTTAGTTTGACTGAGAGATTGTAAGATGGCGTTTAGGTTGTAACCATAGCCTATCTCAGGTGTTCGGTAAGTTGTTTTGTCAAACAGTAGCCCGGAAGGGAACACCGAACACGCGATAGCCAGCTTTCCCTCAAGGGAGGCTTTTAGGAAGCACTCGTCGAGGTGGGTGAGGTAGTACTCCATGAAGTTGAGTATTGTCCTGAGATCTAGAACATCTATTTTATTTTCTCCAATTATTCCCCTTTTAACTATTATCTGGTGTGTAAGCTCCTGTTTAATTTTTAAGTATTCATCGTCGCTATAAATACCCTTGAGATGTTTATACGCTAAGGTAGAAAGTATTGATTCGAGTTCTTGTATATCCTTACGCACTGTCTTACCCGAATCGTTGAACATGTCAATCTTGGCGTGGTACTTTTCCTTAAGCATGGCCATAAACAGGTTAACGGTCCCTGGCGAGGGTTTCACCTTTCTTAATATTTCAAGGAAGGCGTCTTCGACCTTTTGGCGTGGGTATGAGCTGATCTGGTGGATGCCTCTAGAACTGCACGAATAGTACGCGAACCGGCCATTTTTTCCTCTGGAAAATGCCCCTGTGGACTTCTTAGCGGTTCCCAAATCAGAGCATTTCTCGCACCGGATGATTCCTTTTAAAGGGAACTCCTCATTCCACTGAGACCTTCGCTCGGTGTTGTCGGGTTTCTTTCCTGAAATGATGTACCGCACTGAATTGAAAACTTCTTCGGAAATCATCGGGCTGTGAATCCCTCGAGGTTCTTCTGGATAAGTTCGCGATTGAAGATACCCTATGTAAAACTTATTTGAGAAAACCTTGGACAAAGACTGCTTCGACCACCTCTTGAACCGTTTTTCGTGGGTTTTTAAGCCTTGTGTGTTCCATATCTTGGCCACCTGGTCAAGGCTGAGATGCTCCTCCGCTATTCTATGCCATGTTTTTTTAACAAACTCATAGGATTCAGGGTTTTGAACTTGCGAAGACTTACCATTAACGGATGCGAGCATATAACCTATGGGAGGATTCCCATTGACGTAACCCGAAAGATAACGCTTGTGCATATTATTTTTAACCGTTCTCGCTCGAATCTGGTTTTCCATCTCGGCTACGGCACTGAGGATTGTCCGTACAAAATCACCTTCGGGTGATTCCTGTGAAGGTTCTGTCACTGAAATCAAACTTACCCCATGCTTTGATAGAAAGTGTTTAATCGTAAGAAACTCTAAGGTATTGCGGTTAAGTCTCGAATACGAATAGACAAAGACTGCGGATATTTTGCTTTGCCTACTGGAGATAAAATTTAACATTTCCTGCAATCCCGGTCGGTTCTCAGCGCTTTTCCCTGATATACCCTCATCCGCAAATTCTTTTACATTTGTATACCCTAGTTCCTGCGATCTTTTAAGACAGGTTTCGATTTGTGTATCCAAACTGAAGCCATCAATCTGGTCTGAGGTGCTCACCCGAATATAGCAAACTGAATATTTCTCCACTGCGTCCATAATTTAATGAATTAACGGCTGTTTAGGAAGATCACTTTTTAATATCAAATTAGAACCTGAAGTAGTCAATGCTAAATCCAGGATTTCGTCACAGATGATGGACATGTTTTTTAACAGGTTTTCTAGTTGGGAGTCTGAAAGGTTTTTCGATTCAGCTCCTAAAATTATCCTGGCGTTTTGTATAGTCATATTTTCTCCTAATCCGGCCCCGAGTTATGGATGAACGCTAAGCCATTTTGCAATTAAACTCAGTTTCCTCGGGGCCGGGTTGGGAGAGGGGTTCTATTTCAAACCCCCCCCGCCTCCTATATCGCTGCTCTGGCTCGTTCGCCGAGCTGTTTTAACTCCTCCTTTTCAGACTCCTGCAAGCCGTCAAGTCTAGCTTTTTGCTCCAGCTCAGCCATTCGGGCTGCGTCTACTGAGCTTAAATTTTCTGTTCTAGCCTGTCCTGTTATCATAATTTCACCTCCTCTCATTTTCCCCGATTAATGGATCGGGGTTCTATTCGACTCCTCCCGCAATAAATTATCCTCTAAGCGGTTCTGAGCCTCTTGCTTTTCCTTCGCCTCCTTAGCCAAGAATGCAGCTGACCTCGCGGTTGAGACATCTTCGTTGTGGCTCCTTAAAAAGGCAGCGTTCACTTCCTCAGATCTTTTTTTTAAGCGATCTTTGCGCTCACTAAATGCCGCTTTCTCTAAATCAAGCTCGGCAGCTTTTTGAGCTTTGGCCCGGTCGTAGAATGGTTTGTCTCCATCCTCGGGGGATCTCACTGTCATCTCTTTGTAATCTGTTAAATCTGTTACATCGTCCATAAATATATTCACCTCCTTCCCTTTTTAGGTCTGTTTAAATAAACCTTTTCGCACTCATAAAGAATGCGCACAGCTCCTGGGCCTCTTCTCCTGATTGCTCCCCTAGGGCAATCGACTCAAGGACTCTTTTGGCGTGTGTGATCTCTTCAAGCGTGCCTTGCGTTGAATTCCCGGTTTGCCCATGCTGGTGATGGGATCCTGCAACATCTTTTTTTAATTGTTCCAGCGTGTAGCGAACTTTTTTAATTTCCATATTTTCACCTCCTTTCCGCGTTATTAAATACTCCATTTGTTTTTCATCTTTTTATTGTTCGAAAGTATTCTTCGGGCTGTTTCGGGATCTTGGACGGTAACTGTTTGGTACAATTGCCAGGCGATAGCCAAAGCTATGACGAGGTCGTCATGAGATCCGGAATCAGCTTGAGGTTTTCCGGTCCGAACGTGTCGAATAAAAGTAAACAGCTCGTCAACTATTTGTTTAGAGGGGATTTTTAGAACCTGCTGCCGAATTGCCAATGCCAAGTCGTCTAGCATTTTGGGTCGGGTTGCCTGGTTGGTGGACCAGCCGTATTTTAAGGACTCCTCATCGGTGGTTGAGACAAAGGAGGATGGCATTCTGTAGATCTGAGGATAATTCAAGTCTTTGAGCCGGGAGATTGTTGCTGCACCCGTGTTGTTTTCAGGGGCGATTATTGGGAAGATTTTTGTTCTGTTTTGAATCCACCGCCCCACAGCGTTGAGGGTGAAACCAAGTTGGGTTGATTCTTCTTGGCTTTGACCAACCATCAACACGTCGGCGTACTTTTTTGAGATAGCAACAAAGGTTGAGTAGTCCCCGCCTTCGCCAGGATCTGAGCCTATAACTATTTGCTCATGTAGCTCTGGTTGTCTATACAGGTAAATCATGGTAGTCCTTAAATGAATTGAGCGGATCTTTAATTTGAGTGAGGTAGTAAGCTAAGCTTGCCTTGTCAAAGAACGGGTTCCCAGAGCTTAAAAAGGCCTCTAAATCGTTCGCTGGGTACTCTTGTGGGAACATATCACCTAGTTCCGATTTTTTCTCTGCTAGGAACTCGGGTGAGTAAAAACTATTATCATGAAAATGAGCAGTGAAGTTGTTATTTCCAGATTTTGCTTTATCCCAGAAAGTTTTAAAGAAATTCATTCCATTGGCTGTACTCTCAATGATCACTCGGCCATTAGGAACTACGGCTTGCGTGACTGAGGCGAGTAACGCTTCGGGGTCTGGATAAAAGGCGAACTCTGATAAATGCAGGTTGTTTAGTGTTTCGCCTCTTCCGAAGGTTGTTGCGCCCGCTGGGCCGATGTAGAACGTGGCTCCAGTGTCTTTGTTAACGAGCTCGTTTCGGTTGTCGTATTTTAGATTAATTCCTAGTCCCTTTTGCTCCATGGACTTTAAAAAGAATTTAACTCTGTCTAATAGCTTTTGGGCTGAGATTTTGTCGTGAGAAATGCTGACACTTCGGCTATTTGGAATGGTCAAAAAATCCGTTGTGAAGATCGCCAGGATTAATGTGCTGAAACCAATTTGTCTAGCTTTGAGTATTATATTTTTATTGGTCATTTTTTCAAGAAAGGTTTTTTGCTCACTGTTTGGATGGAAAGGGACTTCTTGCCCATTTTTATCCACAATGTCCATCTTTGGTAAAAAGTCTAGGTAGTTCATTTTTGGAAAAACTCCTCAATTGTTAGTTTTCGGGTCACTCCATCAGCTGGGGGAGTAGGTTTTAAATCTAAGATTTGTTTTAAGTCTTCCTTCACGGCTAATTGCGTCGTATAATCAGGTACGATTTGGTCTGCTTCTGTGAGCGATGTTTTGATCTTCGTAGCCGTCGCCCACTCGTGCATCTTCGTGGCGAAGAAATCTGGGGTAATTCCAAGATTTGTTAATTTTTTTCGGTAGATATCGAGTGCTGATTGGGTGCCTTTTAGTTCTAAGAAATTTGTTTTTGGTGCGATAGAACTATTTCGGGCATACCCAGCCATTCGCATTGCTGTGCCTAAAGGCATTTTAGGGTTAGCTAGTTTTAACTCTACCGTTTTTAATTGTTTTAAGGTTGGTCGTACTCGGTTCATATTATTTTCGGTTTAAACCTCTCAAGATCTCCTGAATTGCAGGTGATTTTTTGCTGTTGAAATTGAAAATAAAAATATCTCTCAAGGCAAAGTTCTCCTCAATTTCTTTCCTCAATCTTTTAAGCTTTTTTGCTTTACTAATCATTTTTTTTTCTTTCCTCGCAATCTGCGGTTTTCTACCGCAAGCACTTGCATTTTGACCGACAGGCAGTAGGCGCACAGAGTCCCATCCGTTGTTGCGATCGTTAGTTCTTTTCGGTTGCACGAATCGCATTTCATTTCGTTTTTTCTTTCTTAACGGCAGCTCGGGATTTTGTGAGATATTCTTGGTTAATCCTTTTGTTCTCTGCCAAAAGGAAGTTGTTCTGATCCTCAGAGATTTTCAGGGCTTTCGCTTGACTTTCGATTTTTACTTCCAGGACTGGCACGGACAAAACGAGTTTTTCCATGCAGGCATAGCAAATAAAGCTGCCAGTCGTCAAAGTGACCACTTCGCGCTTTTCGAAATAACAGAAGTTGCAGATGTGCGTGGTCATGACGCGCCTCCAAAGATGATTTTTGCCATGCGGTTCTGAGCATTTTCCGATAACTCGTGAGTTGGGGTCTTGTACAAGGTTTCCGTGTAGTCGAGGAGTGCTTGGATAGCCAATTCCGATACGCCATTGAGGCGAAGCTTGTCTTCGACCGCTCCAAGCTTTTCGAGCACAATTCCAAACTGTTCGACGGACAGATCTTGGTTGTCTTGGTAGACCAGGACCCAAAGGCTCATAGTAAGGTAACTCTCCAGCAAAGGTTTTAAAATGTTTGTCTGTTTTTGCATCATAATTTCAAGTCCTCCAGACCAGGGATTTGGTTGATGTCAAGTTCTGTGTTTCCACGTGGCTCCATGTAGGGTTTATGTAGGGTTTTTGTGCCTGCATGTAGGGTTAGGGGTGTTTTCTCGTAAACTATTTTCATATTCTCTTCATGGGGGACTTTACTAAAAAAAGGCCTTAACCCTACATTTGTGCCTGACAACCCTACATGTTTTTGGTCATTTTGGGCGTTTTTGGTCATTTTTGGTAAAAAAGACTGCTCAAAATTCACCGTTTTTTGGTCATTTTCATCCTTTTTGGGGTCATTTTGGTCGGTTTCAGGATCATTTTCGCCGTTTTTTAAAGCAATCCCGCGATAAAAAACTCCAACCAGAGTTCGTTTTTTCGGAAACTTGTCGCCCATCCGTCGGCCAAAATCGGTAAAAGAAATTTTGTCCTGACCCGTCAATTTCTTGTTTTCCGCCCAATAGTTATAGGTTGAAAAAAGCATTGATGACTTAACGCTCAACTCTGATCCTTCATCACACGTCTCGTAGAGAAATTCAGCTAGAATGTCATTTTCCTGCTGATACTCTTGCGTCGCAATCCGCACAACCTCAGGCAAGTTGTTAAGTCCCTCAGTTTGCCAAAGCAAGCACCCCTCAATCAACCAATTTAAAATCCCCGGAAATTCACTCCTCAATTTTTGGGCAAGCTGGGTATCTTGCGTAGACTTTTCAAATTTAACGTTGAACGGTAGGAGCCTGACGCGTCGCCAAAAAGCAAACGAATCATCCTCAATTATGGGCAAGTGATTCAAAAACAGCCAGATTTTTGCGTTCGGCACAAAACTGAAGTGTTCGGCGTAGAGGTATCTAGCGGTGACCTCGTCGCCCCCACTGATCTGCTTAATTCGTTGCTCATTCAGTTTGGATGAGCTCAAAACTTCGGAACACATCAAAAAACGTCTAAATTCGATGGCCGCCAAATCGTTTGTGTTGGTCGCAAAAGCATTACGTTGGAACAATGAGTTGGGGGCACTCAACGCGTAATCACTCAGCAAGTCCCGAATGGTTGAGAAGAAAACGCTTTTTCCATTTGAGCCCGTACCGTGGCCAATAAAAACCACCTGTTCCTCGGTTGACCCGGTCATCGAGTAGCCCAGTGCCTTGTGGACGTATGAGATCATCTCCTGATTGGATTCAAAAATTTCATCTAGGAACTGCAGCCATCGGGGACAGGTGGCCTCAGAATCGTGTGCAACCTCTGAGCGCATGGTTATCCGGTCTTCGGGTCTTCCGGGGCGTAATTTGCCCGTTTTTAGGTCAACGACGCCATTCAGGCAGGAGAACAGCATCGGGTCGCTGTCCCAATCTTTTCCTGAATCAGCCACAGGCTTCAAACTTTTCAGAATTCCGGTTGCAGCGTCCAACCGATTTTTGGCTTCAGAGGCGATGGCCCACTTCGCGATTGCACTTCGAGTGGCCAAATCAGGCTCGTCCGCTGCTTCGGTAAACCGGGTTCGGGCTGCCTCGGCGGCAAAACGGCTCACTGCGCCATCAGCGTCGGGCTGCCAGCGGTGGCCTTCCCAAACCAACCACCTTTTTCTTAAGTGGTCAAAGCGGATGTTGTCTGCGAACAGCTCGACAATTCTTTCAGCGTTGCCCAAGTCTGTCAGGTGTGTGGCTGAAACAACTTTTTTAATTTTTCTTTTTTGATCAATCGAGTTAAAATTATCCATCTGTTTTATCCCAATCTTTTAAAATGAACCTAACTGCTGACTGAAACTTTTTTTGGACTTCTGTTTCAGGCAGCGCGGGGCTGAATGAACTGTTCAGAAATAGTAAAAATTTGTAGACGAGCTCTGACGGAATGTCGCGAGCCAACAAACTGCACGCAGCGCGATACAAATTGACGTCTCTTGAGCCGTTTTTCGTGCCATAAATCGTGCTGAAATCAACGGCTTCGTGCACCGCCCCACCACCTGGATTTTGAGGTCTTATTTTCTCAAGGTAGGCCAATGGCAAAACGGTTAGGTTTTTAAAATCAGCGGCCTTTTTGGTAGTCCAAGTGTAGGGCGTTCCATTAATAGTTGAAGGTGATAGGAGCACATAGCTTCCGTTGGCACGAACATCCACCGCTAATTCCGAATTCACGGAGGGTCTTAGCCCCTCTGGGCACTGGAAAAAATAGTGCTTGCCTCCTGAAGGAGAGTTTTGTGTGAGATTGGAAACGAGCTTGATTTGGTTTCCTTGGGTTTTGTAACAGTCATCATCAACCACCGCGACTTTTGAAATCTCGCCACAAACCAGGGCAAGGTTAAAGTTCCCCCGACCGAACCATTGCTCCAGCTCAGCAAGTGTCGCCCGGCGTTTTTGAAATTCAGACCACGAGCCGATGGCCGGAAGTTTGCTGTTTGCCTTGATCGGAATGATACTCCAGCCTAATGAGTGATAAAAAATCGCTGCTTTTAAAAGAGGGGAAGCCTCTGGACGTGAATCTAGTGTCATATTACAGCGCTCCTTTTTGGGGGTTTCTGTAAGAGCTGGTTAAGTTCTGCGACATCGAGTCGGATTTGGCGAATTAGAGGCACGAGGGTTTGCAAAGTTGGGACTGCGCGATGTTTAGTTTTCACTGTTTGTTTTCCTCCTGATCCACGAGCACGCCAGTCAGCTGATCAACGACGACGATGCCTCTTGTCCTGCACGCCGGGCAAGGAATGGCTCCGTACTTTAGGGTTCCAAAACCAGAGCAAAGCCCGCATTTCTGATTGATAAATCTTGTTGGTGTTTGAGTGTTTTTTTGGGTATCCATTTCCGTCTGTCTTTTAATATTTATGGCTTTCCAGCCTTGTATGAAGACTTTAATTCACAAGGGGGCGAGGTTTGCAACAGACACAAAAGAGATCGCACTAGATCAAGATTCTTATGGGCTAAAACTGTATGGGAATAATTTCCCGCCTACCTTGTGTTTTTAAAAGTCTGTTCATTGATAGTTGCCTGTTTTTCACCACAATTAGGCGGTAATCTGGGATCAAATCCTGTGTCTTTTGAAGAATCTGTCGGACTCTTTCGCCACTAATTCCCCCAGACATCTCCCCGACTTCGCTTAAAGTATATAGGCCTGTTTTGTACAACATCGCCAGTTTCACCCCGCGAAGCCTGGCAGTCTCTGAAACGCTCCCTAAATCGGCACAGCGCCTGCCGCAGTTTTTGCGTTTCGCCCAGGCTGATGGATACTCTAGGTCTCTTTTGCTGAGTAATTTATCGCAATAGTTGCATTTTCGATCTATCATTTTTTCCTTTTAAACGCCTCCAACTCGGTTTTGGGAAGTTTGAATTTTCGAAGTTTTAACTTTTTAGATTTAATGGTCGGCGCCTTTTGGAGAACTGGCGCCCTCACTGTTTTTTGTTTTTTGCCTCTGGCTTTATCCAAAGCCTTAATCGCCTTCAAGGCAGCGATTTGAGTATCCGCAGCCTCGCTGCTGAGCAAGCCCTCACTGAACTGGTCGACTATGGCGTTTATTTTTGAGGTAATTTGACCATGGTAATCCGATTGAAGTTCTTTGTCGAGCGACGCGTCCCCGGTGTAGTTTGGAGCTTCCAGGTTTTGATCCGACTTCAGGGCCTTCAGGGCTGAGATTCGAGAGGCTGCCGACTCACGGCTGATTTGACCTTGGGAAAATAGATCACCGATGTCGGTAATTTTTGACGAAATGGAGCTGTCGTAAGTCGACTTTAACTCCTTGTCCAACCCCGGGCTCCCGCTGTAGTTTGGAGCTTTGATCTTTCGATCCGTCTGAATGGTTTTAAGATCCCCACCTTCCATATAGTAGTATTTTCCATTATGGGTTTCAGGTTTCCCGGAACTTTTGACCCGCATTTTCGCCAGTATTTCGCCAGTTTCAGTCTGCATGTCGGAGCCTCCAACTTCGTCCCCGCTGACAATTGATGCATTTGGGAAGCCTGAGGCGTGCGTGGACTCAACATTTTCCCCGGCCTGCTTAACTTTAAACTTACTCGGAGTGCTCATTATTTCCTGAATCTGTTTTTCGCCTTCTTCGGGCTCAAGTTCGCCCGTAGACATCTGCTCAGTAATTTCTCGGATTTTGTACTCTTTGGACCGGGCATCCTTTAGGGCTAGCAGTGGGTCAAGTAACTTAGTGCCTCCCTGTCTTAAAAGCTCAGTCTGCTTTTCAGAGAAGGAGACTCCTCGGGTCGTTTCATTCAAATTATAAAGAGCCTCCCCCGTCAAGCCCTCCGCCTTGCCAATTCCTTGGATAGTCTTTTGAGAGTTAGAATACGCTGCGCCTGTGTACCGGACAGGGACCTCTAGTGCCTGGGCAATCGCCTCCTCGCCTGAAGATTTTCCGGTCATGTAATCAATTAGAGCCCGCATCTGGACAGGGCTTCCAAAACCCTGGGCGACCTGATTGAAGACGCTTCCGGCTTGCTGTGCGGCAGGTATTTGGTTGCCATATTTGTCATTTCCGTAAATTGGCCGATGCAAATAATCCTGATTTGTGAGTAGGTGGCTTGCCATCGATAAAGGCATACTGAACCTATTTACCAATGGATCTGCAATCGCCTGCCCGATTTTTCCTTCTGCCATTTTACTCACAATCTCATATGGGATTCTGACAAAGTCTTGCGAAGTTCCCCAGGGTGTTAAATATCGTTTCTTGCCATCAGAATCATAAGTCCCGGTGTCAATTCGCACCTTATTAACTGCCCCTTCATTCTCAAACATCCAGTGACCCGACAGAGCTTTATTGAGCAAATTCTCCAAGCCGTAAAACACTACTAAGTTCCTCGCAATCGTTCGATAAGTTTTGTATTCAGGGGTGAATGGGTGCCTAAAACCTGAATATAATCCTCTGCCAATTCTCAAAGTGGTCTCGGCCCAGTCAGGGGCCAGTATGACGCTTCTTAAAAAGTTCTGAGTGTCTTTTGACCGGCCCAACTGATCCAGATTTATGCCACCGAAAACTGTGTTGGCGAGCTCTGAAGCTTTTTTCGCTGCATCCTGTTTGGGCATTGTTTTAGATAAATACTTAAACTGAGATTTTGTAAACTCAATTTTAATAGCAGGCAAGACTTTTTTAAACAGCGGGTCACCGAACCACTGTTCCCATTTGGCTTCCAACTTGCCAAACCTAGAGGTGGGGACGTCTTTGCGAAAAGTTGTCCAGTCCTCGCTTGAGATAGTGAGTCCGTGCTTTGTGAAGAAATTTGCTTCGTCTAAGTTTTTCTGTACATAAGCGTTGGCGCTATTTGGGTGAACCATCCAAATCGCATCCCGTAAAAAGGTTTTAATTGGGTTGTCGCTCGATAGTAAATCCCTTCTAAAAATGTTAACCACACCGTGGTAATTAAGCGCCGTCCCTGGGATTCCTCCGCTTAGCCCTATATTCTTAACTCGGGTTGCCAGAGAAGCAAAAACCTGTAGAGGCCCGGATGGATCCGAAAGGTAATTGTTGATAAGTTTGGCAAGTTCTGGCTCGGCTTTGAAATTGCTACGATAAGTGGCGTCGCCAACCCTGACTGCTTCCTTCGGAAACTTATCTGGGTTCAAGGTGACGAAGTTTCGAGGGGCGACGTCATCTGAGACAATGAAACCTTTCTTCTTCAAGAAGCTGAAGAAATCTCGATCAGCTAAAGTTTTGGTGGCCGTTTGGTCGTACCATCCGGCAAGTTCTCCTACGGTTTGGAACTTCGGCTTAAGACCTGCCGAAAGACCTTCTTCGTAGTCTGCAAAAATTGAATCTAGGGCAAAGCTTGGTTTTTGAGTTAAACTTTTTCCGAATACCTCATCAATCTCTTTAGGTGTGTTCGCCCAGAGCTGTGGTAGGTAGTCCTGCTTGTAATTTAGGTTGAGTCCCGATTTAATCAACTGAGAGTGTTTTTGATCAAAGAAATTCTTTAACTCCTCAAATCGCCCGGTTTTATTTCCGGCTTGAAATTCAAAAATACCCTCCAGACCTTTTTCGTCTAAATCTGAGAATGCTCGTTTGGAAATTAAGCCCTGGATTGGGGAAGCCCGTCGGGCATTTACCCAGCCTTCAAACGCCTCTTTTGCGCCATCCAGTGAGGTGTGAATGGCAGGTTCAACGGCTTTAGGCATCGCAGATTTTATCTTCGCTTTCCCGGGGGGGAATGCAGGTTTCCCCGCCCATGGCATAAGTTTTCGGTCTGCCCACTGGAACGGTTCGACACCGTCAGCAATTAAGTTCCGCGCCTCCCCACTGCCAATGTAATTAATCTGGCCTTTTGTATATCCTCTTTTAAGAAGCTCGTTTGGATAATTAATGAGATGGGTCATTTTTTCTAAGGCTTCTTCTTTCGTCGCAATCTTCGGGATTTCACGAGCTTCGTCAATCCCCCTGTAACCATATTTTTTTAGGCCCTCAGCAATATCTTCAATTAAATTTTTCGGTTCCTCACCGATTGAAATCGCGCCGTTAATCTTTGCGAACGCCTGGTGTCCGGTTAGGTCTTTAGGCAGGATTTCCCTCACCTCAGGGTGAATGTCTAACGCATTTTGTGCTTTTTGAAAAGCTTGGTTGAAAACATCGTACTCTTGTGCTCCCAGCTTTTTAGAAAATGAAAATATACCGCCTGCGGTTTCCTCTGCGAGTGGTTGAAGTTTCTGCAAACCCGATGGGCCTAACTTAATCTTTCCCACTTGACCTAGGGAAGCTTGTGCAGCCTCTAGAGCACTTGGTATTCTCGAGCCCGTTTTAACCAGAGCACTTGGTATTCTCGAGCCCGTTTTAACCAGACCGCCCATAGGAACTAAATTAGAAACATCTCCTATAGCTCCGACCTTACCCATAAGACCCATCTGAGAGACTTCGGCGCGTCGCTTTGGATTTACCAGGTATTCTGCCCCACGCAGGAAACTTGCGGGTTGATCCAAGATTGTAGGCAGTGCGAGTTTAAAGGTGTCTTTGGCTAACTGTCCACTGAACCCCGGGATACTGGTTTGGAACACCGGAGCGGGGATTTTATCTAAAAACGTTTCTATCTTATTCAAAGCCGGGCCCTGCACCTGTTCCGCAAACTGCCTGCCCATTCGGAGGCCTTCGTGGACCTTGGGGGAATTAAAAACCTGGGAAGCCGCAAAACCTCCTGGATTACTTAAAACCTGAGCGCCGTTTTTGAAAGCTTTTGAAGCTACTTCGAAGATTTTGTTTTTAGCACTTTGTATAATTC